TTAGTATGGAGGACGCCCCTGCAAATAGTTTCTTTTTAGAATACTTATCAAGACCACCTACGGCTGAGATATTCTTTGAAGATGTGTTAATGGCATTAACATTTTACGGTATGCCAATATTAGCAGAAAACAATAAACCTAGACTATTATACTATTTAAGAAGAAGAGGATATAGAGGTTTTAGTATGAATAGACCAGATAAAATTTGGAACAAGTTATCTGTGGCAGAAAAAGAAGTAGGTGGTATACCTAACTCCTCAGAAGACATAAAACAAGCACATGCTGCTGCAATTGAAATGTACATACAAGATCACGTTGGCGTAAGGCATGATGGAACATTTGGAGATTTATATTTTAATGATTTACTAAATGATTGGAGTAGATTTGATATAAATAAAAGAACAAAGTTTGACGCAACAATAAGCAGTGGTTTAGCAATAATGGCTAATAACAGGCATTTGTATGCGCCAAACGCTAAGGTTGAAAAACCTAAATTAAACATAAACATTTCCAAGTATAGTAATACTGGAACTAATTCACAAATAATCAAATAATAAATATGGCAGAGTCTGGCATGAAAAATTATTTCCCGAGTCAAACTGTAAGTGACGCTGAAAAGTTAAGTTACGATTATGGTTTGAAAGTTGGTAAAGCAATAGAGCAAGAGTGGTTTAATGACGATAGAAGTATTAGTAGATTTAGATCAAATCAAAACAATTTTCACAGTTTAAGATTATACGCTAGAGGCGAGCAATCTATACAAAAATATAAGGATGAGTTGTCAATTAATGGCGATTTGTCCTATTTAAATTTAGACTGGAAACCAGTTCCAATTATATCTAAATTTGTAGATATAGTAGTTAATGGTATTGCAGAAAGAACTTATGACATAAAAGCTTTTTCTCAAGACGCGTTTGGTGTTGAAAAAAGAACTAAGTATATGGAAGATATACTTAAGGATATGCAATTTAGAGAACTTGATAATTTTGTTAGCGAAAATTTAGGTATAAATACTAAAAGAAGTGAAGAAAAAGAATTACCAGACACAAATGAAGAGCTTCAATTACACATGCAACTTAATTACAAACAAAGTGTAGAAATTGCAGAAGAACAAGCTTTAAACGTTTTATTTGAAGGTAATAAATACGAATTAACAAAGAAAAGATTTTATTATGATTTAACAGTTCTTGGTATTGGCGCTGTTAAAACCTCATTTAATACATCTGAAGGTGTAACTATAGATTATGTTGACCCAGCTAATCTAGTGTATTCTCATACTGATTCACCTTATTTTGATGATATATATTATGTTGGAGAGGTTAAATCAATACCAGTAAACGAATTAGCAAAACAATTTCCTCATTTAACGGAAAGTGACCTTGAAGATATAGTAAAAAATAAGTCTTATAGTAGATCAAACCATAATTCTAGTTATAGTTACGACAAAGAAGATAATAATACTATTCAAGTTTTATATTTTAATTATAAAACTTATATGAATGAGGTATATAAAGTTAAAGAAACTGGCACAGGCGCAGATAAAATTATACCAAAAGATGATTCGTTTAATCCTCCAGAAAACAAAGAAGGTGGTTACTCTAGAATGCTAAGATCTATAGAAACTCTTTATGATGGAGCCTTGGTTCTTGGTACTAATAAATTACTTAAATGGGAGATGGTAAAAAATATGATGCGCCCTAAAAGTGATTTTACTAAAGTTAAAATGAATTATGCTATTGTAGCACCTAGAATATATAATGGTAAAATTGATTCGTTAGTTAAGCGTATTACAGGTTTTGCAGATATGATTCAATTAACTCATTTAAAACTTCAACAAGTAATGTCAAGACTAGTTCCAGATGGTGTTTATTTAGACGCCGATGGTTTAGCTGAAATAGATTTAGGTAATGGTACAAATTACAATCCACAAGAAGCTTTAAATATGTTTTTTCAAACTGGATCTGTAATTGGTAGATCGTTTACTCAAGATGGAGATATGAATCCAGGTAAAGTACCGATTCAAGAAATTACATCTGGTAGTGGTGGTAATAAAATGCAAGCTCTTATAGGTAATTATAACTATTACTTGCAAATGATTAGAGATGTAACTGGTTTAAATGAGGCTAGAGATGGTAGTACTCCAGATAAAAACGCTTTAGTTGGTATTCAAAAAATGGCTGCAGCAAATTCAAATACAGCTACTAGACATATATTACAAGCTGGATTATATTTAACCGCTGAAACCGCGGAGTGTTTATCTCTTAGAATATCTGATATTATAGAATATTCTCCAACTGCAGACGCTTTTATACAAGCTATAGGCGCTCATAATGTTGCTACTTTAGATGAAATGAAAGATCTTCATTTATATGATTTTGGAATATTTATAGAACTACAACCAGATGAAGAAGAAAAAGCCATGTTAGAAAACAATATTCAAATGGCAATTCAGCAAAAAATTATTGAACTATCTGACGCTATTGATATAAGAGAAATTAAAAATATTAAACTTGCAAATCAATTGTTAAAAATACGAAGAGCTAAAAAAGAAGAAAAAGATAGACAAATGCAGTTAGAAAATATTCAAGCTCAAGCAAATTCAAATGCGCAAGCGGCTCAAGCAGCTGCTCAATCGGAAATGCAAAAAGATCAAGTTTTAACTCAAAGTAAAATACAATTAGAACAAACTAAATCTCAACTAGAATTACAAAAAATGCAACAAGAGGTTGAACTTAAAAAACAACTAATGGCGCTAGAGTTTGAATATAACATGCAGTTAAAAGGCGCTGAGGTAGACGGGATAAAACAAAGAGAAAAAGAAAAAGAAGATAGAAAAGACGAAAGAACAAAAATACAAGCTACACAACAATCAGAAATGATTGATCAAAGAAATAGTGGAAAACCACCTAAAAACTTTGAGTCCGCAGGTAATGATATACTAAGCGGAGGATTCGATTTAGGTGCGTTTGAACCTAGTTAAAATTTATTAATTATTATTATATTATATTATGGAAGAAAAAGATGAAAAAGTAGTTGAAGAAACTACTCAAGAAACAACTGAACAAGTTGATGAAAGTAAATTTGAATCTGCCGGTGACGATAACGTTGTTAAAGTAGATTTAAGTAAACCCCCAACACCAAAAGAAGAAAAAAATGAAACACCAGAACAAGACGCAGAAGTTGAAAAAGATTCAACTGACGACAGCGGAGTGGTTGCAGAGTCTGAAAGTGCCGAGCCCACACAAGAACAAGAAGAAGTACAACCGGAAGCAGAAACACAAGAAGCTCCAGTATTAGAAGAAATTACTGAAGATTCTACTGAAGAAGAAGTTGCTGAAGTAGAAGAGCAAATTGAAGAGGCTGTAGCAGAAGCCGAGGCTACTGGAAAACCAATACCAGAAAATATTCAAAAGTTAATAGACTTTATGGAAGAAACTGGTGGTGATTTAAATGACTATGTAAGGCTTAATCAAGATTATTCAAAATTAGATGATAAAAATCTATTGTATGAATATTACAAACAAACAAAACCTCATTTAAATAATGAAGAAATTAACTTCCTTATGGAAGATCAATTCTCTTACGACGAAGAAGAAGATGACGAAAGAGATATACGAAGAAAAAAACTAGCGTTAAAAGAGCAAGTTGCCAACGCTAAAAGCCACTTAGACGGGCAAAAGTCTAAATACTATGAAGAAATTAAAGCTGGTAGCAAACTTACGGGTGAGCAACAAAAAGCTGTAGATTTTTTCAATAGATATAACAAGGAGTCAGAAGCAACTCAAAAAACAGTTAAAAAGAACTCTGAAATTTTTACACAAAAAACTAATCAAGTTTTTAACGACAAGTTCAAAGGTTTTGAATACAACGTCGGTGATAAAAAATACAGGTTTAATGTAAACAACGCTGAAGAGGTTAAAAATAATCAAAGTGATATAAGCAATTTCACCAAAAAGTTTTTGGATAAGAATTCTGCTTTAACAGATGCTAAAGGTTATCATAAATCTTTATATACAGCTATGAATGCAGATGCTGTTGCAAAACACTTTTATGAACAAGGAAAAGCTGACGCTATGAAAGATAGTGTTGCTAAAGCTAAAAATGTTAATATGGATCCAAGACAAAGTCATGGAAAAATTGAAGCAGGCGGTTTAAAGTTTAAAGTGCTAGGTGATGATTCTTCTGATTTTAAGTTTAAAATTAAAAACAAAAAATAGATAACAATTTAAAATAAATAAATTATGGCAATTACTGCTGGGGGCTCACTAAACAGTGTGCCAAACCCAATACAACAAGCGTTATCAACTAACTACATCGATTTTACTGATGGTAGTACAGGTTGGGAACAACAATATTTACCAGATCTTATGGAAAAAGAAGCTGAGGTTTTTGGAAACAGAACTATCTCTGGTTTTCTTGCTCAAGTAGGAGCTGAAGAGGCTATGTCTGCTGATAGAGTAGTATGGTCTGAACAAGGAAGATTACACTTAGTATATACTGGAACACTTAGTATAGCTGACTCTGTAGTGTCAATTACTGCTCACGGTGGTTCTACTGGAACTTACGTTGCAGGTTCACATGGTCTTAGAATTGGTGATACTGTATTAATCGCTCAAGCAAACGTTACTTTTGCTGCGAAAGTTACAGCTATATCTACTGATGATGTTACTTGTCTTCCTTATGAAGGTGCTCACGCAACAAATATTACAGGTACTTCAAATGGTGCGGCGTGTACTATACTTAAGTACGGTTCTGAGTGGATGAAAGGATCTGATACTCCTTATTCTACTGCTAATGAGCCTAGCTTTACTTCTTTTGAAAACAAGCCAGTTATTATTAGAGATATGTATCATGTTTCTGGATCTGATGCTTCACAAGTAGGATGGGTTGAAGTTTCTGGAGAAGATGGTACTTCAGGATACTTATGGTATTTAAAAGCTGAAGGCGAAACTAGAATGAGATTTACTGACAACTTAGAGATGACGTGTTTAGAAGGTGTTAGAGGTGTTGCAAACTCTACGCTTGATACTGGTGTTGGAACATTAATGCCTGGAGGCGCTGGTTCTAACAACGATGACTTTGGTACTCAAGGTTTATTTGATGCTATTGAAAAAAGAGGTAACATGTCTTCTGGTATTACAAGTGGTCCTGCTGATTTAGCTGAATTTGATGCTATTTTAGCTGAGTTTGACTCTCAAGGTGCTATTGAAGAAAACATGATGTTCTTAAATAGAGCTACATCTTTAGCTGTTGATGATATGTTAGCTGCACAAAATTCTTACGGTACTGGTGGTACTTCTTACGGAGTATTTAACAACTCTGAAGATATGGCATTAAACTTAGGTTTCTCTGGTTTTAGACGTGGATCTTACGATTTCTACAAGTCTGACTGGAAATATTTAAACGATGCTGGTACTAGAGGTGCTATTAATTCAAGAGATACTGCAAACGCTATACGTGGTGTCTTTGTACCTGCTGGTGTATCTTCAGTTTATGACCAACAACTAGGAAAGAACATGAAACGTCCTTTCTTACACGTTCGTTATAGAGCTTCTCAAACAGAAAGTAGAAAATTCAAAACATGGACTACTGGTTCTGTTGGAGCTGCTACATCTGAATTAGACGCAATGCGAGTTAATTATTTATCTGAAAGATGTTTAATTACTCAAGGTGCAAATAACTTTATGTTATTAAACTAAGCAATTTTAAAAGTGTTGAGGCTTCGGCCTCAACCTTTTTATTTTATTAATTTTATTATATATTATATTATGGCAAAAAAAACAAAAAAAACAGAAGTGGAAACAACTCCACCAGTTGCAGAGCAACCAAAAGTTGAAACACCTGTAATGGAAAAATCATTACCAAAAGAAAAAACAAATAGTTGGGAAATAAAAGATAGAGTATATGTTTTAACTAATAACAAAACACCGCTAAGCAGATCTATAAAAAGCACGGGCGTATATTGGTTTGACGAAGAAAAAGGTTACGAAAGAGAATTAAAATATTGTCAAAATCAAAGAACTCCTTTTGTTGACGAAATGCAGGGTGATCAAAGATTAGAACATATTATATTTAGAAATGGAATGTTACCTGTTCCTAAAGAAAAAACTACTTTACAAAAATTATTGTCTTTATATCACCCAGGTAGAGATGTTATTTATGAAGAGTTAAAACCAGATGTTGAAGCGGCTAGCCAAATAGATTTGTTAGAATTAGAAATAGAAGCTTTAAATGCCGCAAGAGATTTAGATATTGATATGGCAGAAGCTGTTATGCGTGTCGAAGTCGGATCTAAGGTATCAGAGATGAGTTCTAGAGAGCTTAAAAGAGATTTACTATTATACGCTAAAAGAAATCCTCAATTATTCTTAGATTTAGTTAACGACGAAAACGTTCAACTTAGAAACTTTGGTATTAGAGCTGTAGAAATGAGAATAATTAAATTATCATCAGATCAAAGAACTTTTTCTTGGGGATCTAATGATAGAAAATTAATGAATGTTCCGTTTGACGAACATCCTTATTCAGCTTTAGCTGCTTGGTTTAAAACTGATGAAGGTATGGAGATTTACTCCAATATTGAAAAAAGATTAAACAATTAATCAAACTGTAGATGCGATCGCTCTACGGAGCGATTGCAAACTACAAATTATATTATATGGAAAATAAAAAATCAAAAGGTTTAGGTGATACAGTAGCAAAAATTACAAAAGCAACTGGAATAAAAAAAGTTGTAGACACAGTTGCTAAAGCAACAGGCAAAGATTGTGGTTGTAAAAAAAGACAACAAACTTTAAATAGATTTTTTCCTTATAATAAATAAAAAGAAATTATGGTAAGTATAGACACGGTATATCAAAGAGTAATGGCATTTGCCAATAAAGAACAAAGAGGTTATATAACCCCTCAAGAATTTAATTTATTCGCTGATCAAGCACAAAGAGAAATATTAGAACAATATTTTTATGATATAAACCAATGGAATAGAGGTCATGGAAATACTACCGAACATTCAGACATGCTACTTGAATTAAACGAAAAATTAGCTATATTTAAAGTAACAATGTCATCTTCAAATATTTCATCTTTATTTAATGCCGCAACCCAAACCGTTACACTTCCTGATATGTTATATAAAATAGGTACATTATCTCATACTAGATTTGAACTACCGAGTGGTGTTGGTAGAGTTACTTTTGAAGAACTTAATTACGATGAATATCAATTAAGATTATCGTCGCCATTAACAAGGCCAACTTTAAAAAGACCATATTTTATAAATCAAAACAACGCGTTAAGACTATTTACAGGAGGTTCTTTAAATGCTACTGAAGTAGGATTGTCATTTGTCAGAAAACCTGCAAAGCCATATTGGGCTTATGTGGTAGTAAATGGAAAAACATTATATAATGACCACGTATCTATAAATTTTGAATTACACGCTTCAGAAGAATCTGAATTAGTATATAGAATACTAGCACACGCTGGTATTTCAATTGAAAAACCTAGCGTAACACAAGCCGCATCTATGGGACTTACTTCTCAAATACAACAAGAAAAACAATAAATAAATGGGATTATTAAATCAAACACAACAAAATTATTATAGTGGTAATGATCATGGTAATTACCAATTTACATCTTTAGATGATATTATAACTCAATTTCAAATAGCATACGTTGGTGAAGATAAGATTATATCTAAAATAAAAAGATCTGATATTGCATTTTTTGCCCAAAGAGCCATGCAAGAGTTATCTTTTGACACATTTAAATCTTGTAAATCACAAGAAATTACAGTTCCAGCTACTTTACAAATGATATTACCACAAGACTATGTTAATTACACTAAAATTAGCTGGGTAGATTCTGCTGGAATAAAACACCCATTATATCCTACAAGTAGAACTTCAAATCCATCATTTAACCCACTTCAAGATTCTGATGGAGATTTTATATTACAAGCCGTTGGAACATTAGACAGATTGTTAAATACAATTGTTTTAGATAGTGAATACAAAGATATATTAGTTGGAATGACTGTAACCGGTCCGTATATACCAAGCGAAACTATAGTAAGCGCCACTTCAAACGACAATGGTATAACTACAATAACTATAACTGATACCGCTGGTAATATAGTTTACCCAACTCATAGTAACACTGGAACTACATTAACTTTTTCAAATACAGATGGTTCTTTAATATTACCTCAAAAATCATCGTATATAGTGGAAAATTTAGATTGGGATGTTGGTTTAGCAGATTTTAAGATAACAGCAAACTCTGCTGATGATATTGCAAATATTGAGGTTGGAATGATAGTTTCTCATGAGTATTTTCCAATTGGAACTGTTGTAACTAATGTTAATGACACTACTATAGTAGTAAATAATTTACCTACCACAACGGTAAGCTCTAATGGCGGTGAGGTTCTTTTTATTTCTCCCGATAAAATAGATACTGACACTTGGAGTAATTACAAATCATCAACACCATCAGAAAATAACAATGATGATTACGAAGATGATATTTACTGGCCTATAGATGGTAATAGGTACGGATTAGATCCTCAACACGCACAAGTAAACGGTTCTTTTTATATAGATTGTGTTTCTGGAAAAATACATTTTAGTTCTAATATTTCAGGAAAAACTGTGATATTAGACTATATAAGTGATAGTCTTGGAACAGACGAGGAAATGCAAGTTCATAAATTTGCAGAAGAAGCTATGTACAAGTGCATAGCCTACGCTATATTATCTACTAGAGCTAACACTGAAGAATATATAGTAAGAAGATTTAAAAAAGAAAGATTTGCCGAAGTAAG